CAAGACCGGCCGCATCCATAGCAGCCAGAAGCGGCTCGCCGTTGAGAACCGGCTCGCGGAGCGCATCAGACCGCAGCCGGTGACGGATCGTCGCTCGCTCGTTGGGCGACTGATGGGCGATCCGCCGGCAGGGCGGAGCGAACTCGACAAACGGCAAAAGCAGTAGGGCAATTTTGGGGCAGAAGATGAAAGCGGCGACGATCGATCTCGAGCGTCAGGATGTCCTCATCGACAATCCACTGACGACATATGCGCAGACGCTTCACGAAGCGCAGCAGGGCAGCATGTCAGCGGGCAAGATCAAGGCGACGATCAACCTCCGCACGCTCATGGGCGGCTTCGCCAGGTTCGGCCAACACGGTAAGCTACCGCCCGCCCACCTCTGCGAAGCAGCCAAGAAGTTCAAATCGACATGGGAAGCGGCTCAGCTGGGCGGCGCCAAGGCCATGGACCCGGCAAAGGAAGCTGTGGACGGCGGGCGCGGCAGTTTCGGCTCGCTCGACAGCGGCATTGATGCGCGTCAGGAGATGATCCGAGTTCGCGAGCTGCTGGGGCCAGTGGATATGCGGCGGCTCGAATATGTGCTGATACGGGAGGCCGGCCCGACTGGATATGGCCAATGGCGCGCCTCTCTCGGCGGCCCGGCGGTCAAAGGCGAAAGCCTCAAGCGCTACAAGCGCGAGGTGTGGGCTATCGTGGATCGGTTGGCTGTTCATTGGCGATTCCGCGCCGCTTGACGCGAGGTCACAAATCACATAGGCAATCAGTTATCAGTCGCTCTTGCGACCTCCGACCTTCCAGCCCGCCCGAGAAATCGCGGCGGGTTTTGCTTTTCCCGAGATTCGCCAATGCCAGCGCGCGGCCGAAAGCCCGGCTTCGTGATGTCACACGAGCACCGGGTTAAAATCCAGAACAGCAACGTCCTCAATGCGCTTATCGAGCATGTTGAAGGCGTGCGTGAGATGAGCGCTTCGCAAGTGACGGCCGGCCTTGGGCTGTTGCGCAAAGTGCTTCCCGATCTCGCCGCGGCTGCCGATGCCGGTGAAGACGGCGCCCTCGTTCCAGTGGACAAGATGAGCGATGCAGAGCTTGAGGCCATCGCCGCAGGCCGCAGCCCGGGAACTTCTGCGCCGTCGCGCAGCCCGTCAAAGCTTAACTGAATACGCCCGCTACATCGAGGTTCCGGGCGCGCCTCGTGGCAAGACAGCCGACGATGACGCAGATGCGGACCAGGCCTATCGCCCAGTAGAGACGCAGCTAGCCGCTCACCACGTCCTGGTGCTTGAGGCGTGCCAGCGTTGCATCGAAAAGCCAAATGGCCGCACGATGCTGTTCCTTCCCCCGGGCAGTGCCAAGACGACGTACGCCTCGATTGTCGCCCCGACGTGGGCAATGGGCCGGTGGCCAGGCTTCAAGGTGATCGGCGTCAGCTACGGGTCGGACCTGGCCCGCAAGTTCGGGCGCCGCGCGCGGGCGATCATCCGGCAACCGCAGTTCGCCCAACTCTTCGATACCGGACTGAGCGGGGAGTCTGCGGCGGCTGATGAATGGGCGATCGACAACGCCTCCGAGTATATGGGCGGCGGTATCCTGTCGGGGATCACCGGCAACCGCGCTGACTTTATCCCGATCGATGATCCGATCAAGGGGCGCCTCGAGGCGGAATCGGAAGTCACCCGGCGCCGGACGTTCGAGGCTTATCAGGACGACGTGCTCACGCGGCTGCGGCCGGGCGGCTCGGTGCTGATCTGTCAGACGCGTTGGCATGAGGACGATCCGGCCGGTGCATTGCTGCCCGAAGGCTATGCAGGCGAAAGCGGCATCATTCGTTGCCGCGACGGGCAGGACTGGGAGGTGATTTGCCTCCCGGCGAAAGCCGAGCGCGCGGACGATCCGCTGGGCCGAAAGCCAGGTGAATACCTGTGGCCCGAATGGTTCACCCCCGAGCACTGGGCCCAATTCGAGAATAAGCCCCGGACGTGGGCAAGCCTGTTTCAGCAGCGGCCGGCGCCGGAAGCTGGCGATCTCTTCAGGGCGGAGTGGCTGCGCCCCTACATCAGCGCGCCGGATCGATCGACGCTCACGATCTACGGCGCCAGCGATTACGCAGTGACGGCAGACGGCGGCGACTGGACGGTGCATGTCGTCGTCGGCATCGATCCAGAAGGCAAACTGTGGCTGCTGGACCTCTGGCGCAAGCAGGCCAGCTCAGACCAATGGGTCGAAGCGTTTTGCGACCTCGTTCTCGACTGGAAGCCGATGGGCTGGGCGGAAGAGACGGGCCAGATCAAGGCCGGCGTCGGGCCGTTCCTCGAGCGGCGGATGCGTGACCGGCAGGCGTTTGTGGCTCGGGAGACGTTCCCGACGCGTGGCGACAAGGCGGTGCGGGCCCAATCGATCCGGGGCCGCATGGCGCTCGACGGGCTTTATGTCCCGGTCCAGGCGCCATGGTACGAGCAATTTCGGTCAGAGCTGCTGACGTTTCCAACCGGCCGGCATGACGATCAGGTTGATGCACTCGGGCTCTTGGGCCAGCTCCTCGACCACATGGTTGCGGGCAGCAAACCCCGACAATCCGTCAAACCGCAGCGCGACCGCTATGACAGGTCGGAAGATGAGGAGGCTGTGAATTGGCGGACAGTGTAGCCTTCTCGGACGAGCCGGACGATAGCGACGGCAAGCTCGATTGCGCCGACCTCGTTTCAATGTTTGAGGCGGCCGAGGAATCCAGCCAGGAGGCCCGCAAGCAGTCCGAGCGCGACCGTGACTATCACGACAACCTGCAACTCACCTCGGACGAGCTGGCGGTGCTCAAGAAGCGCGGCCAGCCGCCCTACATCGACAACCGCATCAAGACCAAGATCGATTATCTTGTTGGGCTCGAGAAGCAGCAGCGCATCAACCCGCGCGCGCTCCCTCGAACGCCGCTGCATGAGGACGACGCGGACAGCGCCAGCCAGGCGCTCAACTACGTCGCCGACAAGGAGAACTTCGACTACAAGCGCTCGGCCGTCTGGCGGAACCTGTTGATCGAGGGTGCAGGCGGCATGGCGGTGGCGATCGAGGCCGACACAAACGGCCAGCCCTGCATTCGCTTGCGGCGCGTCCCGTGGGATCGGATGTTTTGGGACCCCCACTCGTCGGAGGTGGACTTCTCGGATGCTGGCTACCTCGGCACGGTCCAGTGGATGGACTACGCCGATGCGCTAGCGCTCTACCCCGACGGACAGGATGCGCTCGACGCGACAATGACCTCTGTCAGTCATTCGGACACGTATGACGACAAGCCGAAGTTTTCATTGTGGGCTGACAAGAAGCGTCGCCGCGTGCGCATCTGCGCTATCTGGATCAAGCGGGACGGCGACTGGCATTTTGCCGAATTCACGAAGGGGGGCATTCTTAAGGCTGGCCCATCGCCCTATGTGGACGATGAGGGGCGGTCGGACTGCGAACTGCTATTCCAGAGCGCCTATGTCACGCGAGATAATGACCGCTTCGGGCTGGTGCGCGAACTGATCTCGTTGCAGGACGCCATCAATAAGCGCAATTCCAAGGCTCTTCACCAGCTCAATACCGCCCAAATCGTGATGACCTCGACGGCGATCAATACGGCGGTAAACGACATCGAGAAGGTTCGTCGTGAAGCTGCACGCCCGGACGGTGTGATCGTCATCAACCCGACTGGCGGTCCCGTATCGGACACGTTCACCTTCAACACGCGCACCGATCTTGCCCAGGGCCAGGTCGAACTATTGCAGGAGGCCAAGCAGAGCATCGACCTCAAGGGGCCGAATGCAACGGCCATGGGCGACAAGGCGCAGGGCAGCGCAGCCGCATCGGGCAAGGCCATCCTCGCCAGCCAGCAGGGCGGCATGGTGTCGCTCGGGGATCTACTCGACAACCTGCGCCACCTCGATCTGCGCACCTTCCGGGCGATCTGGAACCGCATCCGTCAGTATTGGACCGCCGAGAAGTGGATCAGGGTCACGGATGACGAGCAGAATGTCCGCTGGGTCGGCATCAATGTCGATCCGCGGGCTGTGCAGGCGCACCTTGCTCAAAACCCGCAAATGCAGGGCAAGATCGCTGGCGTGGTGAGTAGCGTTGCGCAGCTCGACTGCGATATCATCCTTGATGAGGTGCCGGACAGCGTGACGCCTGCAATCGAGCAGTGGCAAGGTCTCATCGACCTCAAGAAGATGGGCGTCGCCATTCCTGACGATGAGATCATCAGTGCGGCGCCGAACCTCAAGAACAAGCAACGGCTCCTGCAGAAGATGCGCCAGCCCGATCCGGTCAAGCAGGCCAGCGTCAGGCTCGAGATCGAAGGTAAGCAGGCCGACAACACGAAGACGATGAGCGAAGCGCAGCTGAATATGGCCCGGGCCGGGTCAGAGGGGCAGGGCGACGGTAGCAATCCCGGCCTCGCCGCCGCGATGGAATGGCGCAAGGCCCTGTTGGATTCGCTCACGACCATCATGGTCGCTCGCATCAATGCCAAGTCGGACACGGACAGCGCGGCTCTCGATGCGCAGATAGAAGCGATCCTGGGTTTCGCGGGCCTCCACAACGAGCAGGCCATGCAGGTGCGGGATCACGCCCATCAGCAAGCGATGGCGCGGCTCAATCCGCCACAGGCCGCTGCCGCATAGAGTTTCCGCCGCCGGGATATCGGGCGCACGCATGGCCAAGCGCAAGAGCCGAGTGCCGCCGACTGTTGAAGGGCGATCGCCGCCGCCGGGCTGAACCGGGCGAACGTAGCATTCCCAACGAACGTGGAACGACATGACCAAGGAACTGGACGAAATCCTGTCCGGCGGTGAGCCGGCACGGGAAACGACTGAGCATACCCAAGCGACCCCAGCCGAGAATCCGGAAGCAACACCCGAGGCCACGCAGCCCCGTGGCGAGCATGGCCACTTCGCTGCCAAGACAACGGCGGATGGAGCCGAGCCAGAACGCGAAGGCCGCAGTGGCACCGTGCCGCAGCAAGCCCTCCACGCGTCACGCGAACGGGAAAAGGCAGAACGCGAACGAGCCGATCGGCTTGAGCGTGAAATGGCCGAACTCCGCGGATCGGTGCAAACGCTGACGCAGCAGCGCCAACAGCCGCACCCGCCCTCCGAGCCGGAAAAGTCCACGGACCTCTTTTGGGAAGACCCCAACAAGTTCGTAGCGTCCGCCATTTCGCCCGTGCAGCAGCAAATCCAGCAGCAGCACGAACGCACATCGAAGCTTTTGGCGGTGCAAACGCACGGCCGGGAAGTTGTCGATGCTGCCTATCAGGCGTTGGGGCAGGCCCTTCGTACCGACCCGACGGCACACGCTGACTATCAGCGCATCATGGCCGCAGATCATCCGTACGATGAACTTGTCGCTTGGAACAAACGGCGTGTTGCGCAAGCGGAAATCGGCGACCCAGCCGCCTACCGTGAAAAGCTCCGCGCCGAAATCATCGCCGAGATGGAAGCCTCTGGCGCTGGTGCTCAGCCGACGAAAGTCGCCACTCCCGCCGTCATGCCGTCGAACCTAGTCGGGCAACGCAATGTAGGCGCCCGCAGCGGCCCGGCTTGGTCCGGCCCTGCTCCCCTCAACGACATCTTCGACCGCTCCCGCAAGAAGGCGGGTTGATCACGGTCGCGGGTGCTTTTCCACAAGGACAGCTCTAAATGGCTGACACTCGCGCGAACGCGAACCTGACGCCCGAACAGTGGGACGATCAGTTCTTCACCGAATACCTCAGCGAAAACCGGTATGCCGGCGAGATGGGGACGAACGAGAACAACGTCATCCAGGTCAAGGAAACCCTGACCTATAAGAAGGGTGACAAGGTTCACTTTGCCCTCGTCAACAAGCTCACCCAAGATGCTGTCACCGGCAGCAACACCATGGAGGGCAACGAAGAGGACATGACCTCGCGAGACTTCGCGCTCGCCGTGGACAAGCGCCGCAATGCGGTGCGCGTCGCGGAGATCGATGAACAGTTCTCGGCGATTTCTCTTCGCGACGCGGGCCGCGCGGTCCTCAAGGATTGGTCCTTGAAGGATACGGAGCGCTTGATCACCAAGGCTCTCGGCAATGCCGGCGGCGTCAATATGACCGCAACCGACTTCGGCGCGTCGGGCAATCAGACGGCCCTCGATGGCTGGCTGGCCGACAACTCGGATCGGGTGTTCTTCGGCGGCAGCGCCTATACCGCTTCGTCGGGTGATCTCAGCGCCGGTCTTGCGACCCTTACGGCGGCCACGACGACCGAGCGCCTGACCGTCGCCAACCTCGATGCCATGAAACTCATGGCGAAAACTCAGTCGAACCCGAAAATCCGTCCCGTCCGCTCGGAGAAGAATGGTCGGCTCTACTACCTCGTCTACATCCACCCGCTGGCCTGGCGCGACCTCAAGCAGGATACGGTCCTCACGACCGCCCAACGCGAGGTCATGCTGCAGATGGAGAATGATCGCCTCTTCCAGGGCGGCGACATGCTCTGGAACGGCATGATCCTCAAGGAAGTGGATGATCTCTACGACTACTCTACCCTGATGGGCCTCGGCGACTCCGGTTCCACGACTGTCGTTCCGGCGTTCCTCTGCGGCGCGCAGGCGATCGGCACGGGCTACGCCCGCCGCTGGAAGTCGCAGACCCAGACCTTCGACTATGGCGACAAGTACGGCGTCGAAATCTCCTCGATCTACGGCGTCGGCAAGATGACCTTCGCGGCCGGCGCCAACGACACCGACACGCTCAAGGACCATGGCGTCGTGACCGGCTTCTTCGCCTCCTCGACGGCAGCGTAACGGGAAAGGACACTCAAAATGGCTATCGGTACTGTCACGGCTGACCGCG